TTAGAATTTTATTTTTTATACCTCTTGAAATAATTTTAACAATAAAAATAAATATAGAATATACGAAAAAATCTGAATTTTTGATCTTCAATAATTTAGTTGTTTTGTGTCGTTTTTCTGTTGAGTTTACTGTGAAGTATAGGATTTTAGCTAAAATCCAGAGAAATCCAGAAAAATAATTTTCTTCGCTGTTTTGAAGAAATTTTTTAGCCTGGTATTTTGACTCCCTAGAATATTAAAATAAAACTACTAAAAAACAATAGAAATTTTTATTGTTATGGATACAAAAATTTTATTTTAGTTGAAAAGACATAAAATGAGAAATCAAAAAAAAGTACCCTGAATAGTAATTCAGAACATGATTTTTAGGCACTTTTTTGACTTGACCATCCGAGTAGCAGACGTCTACAAAAAAATAAAAAGTGACATTTTCGCTAAATTTCAAAGTGATTTTTTATATTTTTAACAATTTCTCGAAATTCAAAACATGTTTGTATATCAGTTATGATAAATTTGTTACATATAATTAGAACTTTTTACAATAAAAATATATTACATGGTATAAAAAATTTTATTTTAGTTGAAAAGACACAAAATAAGAAATCAAAAAAGTGCCCTGAATTACTATTCAGGACATGATTTTTAGGCACTTTTTTGACTTGACCATCCGAGTAGCAGACGTCTACAAAAAAATAAAAAGTGACATTTTCACTAAATTTCAAAGTGATTTTTTATATATTTTTGACATAAAAATGTCGATTAAAATAAATGAAAAAGAAATAGTACATGATCAGACAATATATTATGAAGAAATTAATGGTGTAAAATATATTCCATATGATTATACAAAATCTCCAGGGTTTTCATGTGATCAAAATGAATGGTTAACTGTTGTAAATGAACAAAAAATAGATTGTATGCAATTATTAAGGGAAACCCAGAAGTTATTTTTCCAAAAATCTTTAAATCATTTAATAGAATATAATACTGTTAACCTTAGTACACCTGTTGGATTTGGATTAACATTTATGATATCATTATTATGGTATGAACTGAAATATATGGGAATATTTATTGTAAATACAGAATATGAAAAACATATTTTGATTGATCAATTAAATGAATTATTTCCAGAATTTATTATATTTAATACACGAAATCACTATTCTGGTGTAATTCCTCATATTATTATATCAACTTTACGTGATATTAAAAGTATACCATTTGAAATAAAACAAAAAATAGGAACATTAGTATTAAAATATCATGTGACAAAAATTTCGAAAGAAAAATTATTATTAGAAATTACACCTAAATATATAATAAATACTTGTATAAGTTCTAATAAATTTATACCTATGATTGTATGAGATAATAAAATTGAAATAAAACGTAATCAAGAAAATAAACTTGTCATACTGTAATAAATTTTGGTTCTTTTCTCTCTAATTCACCTGGATAACCAATACAACAACTTAAAACTTTTGTGTTATCAAATTCTTCATTAATATCATGATGTGTATGACCACAAATCCAATAGTTGATATTAATATTTTTTTGTATTTCTTCTATTATATTAACATAATATCCACTATGACTACAAATACCAGCAAATGGTACATGATGTGTTAGAATAATTACCTTTTTATTTTCATTTACTAAACATTTTAACCACTCAAAATGTTCATAATGTTTATTAATTATTGTTTCTCTTGATCCTACTTTATAATCATTCATATTATTATAACATTCTTCTGAAACTTCGGTAAATAGAGTACACCCGTATATTGTAACATCTTCAATTAATATAGAATCACATTGTAAAAAATGAACATTAGCTTTTGTACATATTTCTTTCAATATTAAATCAATATATTCCATTGAAAATGATTCTTTCGTTGATTTTATGTCAATATCATGTAAAGTTCTGTATTTAAAAGATTTTTTCTATCTTGTACACATTTATAATATTCATGATTACCACTTATCATAATAATACCTAAGAATCGTTTACGAAGTTCAATAAGTAATTCTAAAAGAAAACCACTTGCTTTACCTTTCTTATTTATTGGAATACCAATATCACCCGCTAAAATTAAATAAGAACTAGAATCTTCATCTGACCATTCTATATATTTTAACAATTTTTTACATTATTATAAAACTCTAAGTGTAAATCTGACATATATCTAAATTTCATTTTTATTGGACAATTTGACAAATTTATCAAATTTTCTATACTTTTATAATTAACCCATTAAAAAAGCTTCAATAATTTTTGTATCTTCAATAGAATATTGTGATGATACAGTCATAGAATTTAAAGTTTTAATAGTAATATCATTAAAACGATTAATATCAGACAGTAAAAAGTTAAATCTAGGATCTTGTGCATATTGTTCCCTAATTTTTTTGAGAAGTTCTTTATTTGAAAGTGTCATATCAATTGCTAATGGTGGAATTTCATTAAAATTATGAATTAAATTCTTAATAATATCTACAACACCATGTACATGTGTATTATCATTTTGATTTAAAAATCCCTTAATGTACATATTGTTGATATGATCTTTAACATTTGCAACATCTTTAAAGTGAACATCAGGATCAACATCCATTAATAATCTAAGCTGTGTAATAGCAGTTGCAACAATTGATGAAAAACTAGAAAGATGTGATTTCTTTTGTATTTCATCATTTAAATCAGCATATTCTGGTGATGAATCCATAATAATGTCATTCAAAACATATAAAAAACTTTCAATGTCATAATAAGGTGTGAATTTTATATTATCACCTATTGCACTTAAAAGATTAATAGATCTGTATTTACCATGATCTAATGTAGAAACATCACCTATACTTTTAACATATTTATAATCGATTAATTTATATCTAATTTTACCATCATTTGAAAACATAATGTGATTTTTTGTTATATTTCCAAAAACATGTTCACTAGAATGAAGTTCATGAAAAATATTTATCATTGATAAAATAAATGTTTTTTTATCTTCAATGATATCACTTGAAATTGGGCCATCTAAATATTGCATTATCTTAACTTTCATGTTTAAAGGATTATAATAATCAACTAGAAAAAATTCGATCTTACTTCTAAATGACTTTAACCTAGTGGTAAAATTGATATATTCCTCATCATTTTCTTTGATGTAAGAAATAATTTTCTTTGAATCTTTACCAGTTAAAAGCGTTTCGAGATCTTTTCCTGATTTTTCAAACTCTTCAAACTTAACTGCAACAATTTTGTTCATTCTTGTACCCTTCCAAATTTCAGATTCGTCACTTTTTGAAATAAGTTCAATCAATGTAACACCTGCAACCTTCATACCAGATGAAAATGATTTTACATGTTCCAAATTTTCTTCTGTCGGTAAAAAATCACCCAATAAACCATCAATAAAATCAGGTTTAACATCTTTATTATCATAAGATAAATGTTCAATAGAACTTTGTAGTTCAAATGTACTTTGATGACCAGAAAACTTACTAATCATATAATTATAAAACATCATACTAGTTTCTTTAGCCTCAATTCTTGACATTATAATTGCTGACACATCTTGTGTTACGGTAACACCATTTTTCATTAAAAGATAGTTGCATAAATTAGAAATATAAAATGGAACATATTGGTAAGTATAATTAACCAAGTCTAATACTGGGAGAGTTCCTGGGTCAATTTGCTTGTCAATATTTAAAGATAAACAGGCTGCATAAATAATGCTGTTAATATTATCATCTCTAAATGAACTTGTACTTTTATTACCATTTAGATCAAACTCTAATGTTTGTATCCATTCATACGCCTTTGATGTTTTGTCAACTGTAATTTTTTTCAAAATTGTGTCCATGTTTTATATTTTGTTAGATAATTAATTTTTTTCAATTAATAAATATGAGTATACTTGGAAACACGTTTTTTTATGTTGTTTTAATCGTTATCATATTATTTTTGATAATTATCGTAATAATTAACATTCTATATTTTAATGATGCATATAATAACAATGCACAAAATTTATCTAAAAATAAATCTAAACAATTAATTACACTTAATATTATTGTTTGTATATTATTGTTATTTTCATTAGGTACAATTATATATATGCTGATGAATAATTCAATTTATGATGAAAAATTAAAAATAACCGAATATGAACTTGATGATATTAAAAATATTTTAGAGTCGAGAACATCAGATTTTAATGATCAAAATAATATGGAAGATTTCGTTAATATTTTAGATATTGAAGAAATTTCAAAATCTAAAAAATCACACAAACATAATAAACTCCTAAGGGAAAATATAAACCTTTTAGAAAAACAGATAAAGGAATTAGAAGAATATAATGATAATGATAATAATGAATTAAATAATAAAATTAAAAAATTAAATATTGAAATTAAAGAATTAGAGGAAAATTCTGAAAATAAAGACATAGAAATACAAAATTTAATAAAAAATTATGATGAAGAAATAAAAGAAATAAAAGATTTGAAAGAAATAGAAGAAATAGAAGAAGCTGATATGAAAGAAACTGAAAAATTTCCAGAAATTGGATCTTTAAATATAACTGATACTGAACAAAAAATTATTGATGGAGAAAATAAAGAAAGTGAAGAAATCGAAGAACATCAAGAAAATGATGATCTCAGTGAAAAAAGTGGATATATATCATATATGTCAACACCAATGTATAAAAATGAAACTACAACATCATATAAAAACGATTCATCTTATAAATATGATGAAAATAAATATGTTTCAACTGATACTAATAGTTCAAGTAATTACATGTCTTATAATCCAAAATTTCCATAAATTTTATTGAGAAAATTTTATTTTAAATTTAAAATAAAAAATGGATATTGAACAACCAATATTAATATTTGTAACTTCAAAAGAATGCAAAGTTTGTAATGATTTTAAAGGTCAAGATGGTAGACCATCCGATGAAAAACCATGGTGTAATTCTTTAATACGAGAATATCTAACTGGTAGTAAATATGGAAACAATAATAAAAAATCATTATGTTCAAAATTAATTGAAATTACTGATTATAGAATAGGTCCATATATAGAAAATATAGGTGAATTTAATATTCATGTAATGATACCAGATGACTTAACCTTACATGATGATATTTTATATGATATTTTAGCTGATGACAATAAAATTTTTGGTGATTCTGTACTTAGAATATCGATTAAGAAATTAATAAATTCGGAAATTGATATAACTGTTGAAATTGACAGTAATGATCAAGATAGAAGATGTGAATATTTAACTGAACTTTGCTATGAATATTTTATATGGAGTAAAATACCAATTGATTTTGAGAATATGAGAAAACATTTTAATAATAAAAAATCAAAATCTTTTGATTTATGTTGTACTAATATTATAGTTAATGATCCAATTCATAAATCAATTTGTGAAAATTATAAAATGTATGAAAATGATCCAAGTGAATTTGATATCTTATTAAAAAGAAGATTTAATTATTTGTGGTTTTTAAATAAATTTTATCCATCTAAATTAAGAGAGTTAGAGCCACAACATTATCCATCTTGGATATTTGTTTTACCATCAGTTTGGCAAAATGGTGTCAATAATAATAGTGTAGTATTTGGAAAGGTTAAAAATTGTACAACCAAACTTGTTGGTGAAAGATATAAATCTGTTTTATCATCACAAGAAACTATTCAAGATATTATAAAACAATATTATTCTGGTCGTTTACCATTAACATATGAAGGTTATTTACTTAAAACTAAAAATAAGTACAATAAAAATTTTGTAGATTCTAATGGAAAAATTAAAGATATGTCATAAATTAAATATTTTTTATCAACTAAAGATATGTCATAAATTAAATATTTTTTATCAACTAAAGATATGTCATATATTACATGATTTAACCAAATATATTACATGATTTAACATATTTAAGTGGAATACCACTTTGATAATTATTTTTTAATGATAACATAGCATCATATCTATGTTTATATTTAATTGATACATCATCAATTATTTTTTGGTCACATGGTAATCCAGTGAATGGATTTTGATTGAAAGCAGCACAATATAATAATTGATTAAATGTCATTTCATAAATAATATCACCATCTCTAATAAGTGTTTCAGGCATATTATCATATTGTTTAATTTTTAATATATTAGACATTTCTTTAAGTGCTGGTAATATATTTAAAATATCACCATTACTTGTTACTGCTAAATCCATATGATGATTGATTACAGTTGAAAATTTCATTATTATATTATTAAGTTCATCTTTATTTTCTAAATTTTCATTCAAATCGATTTCTTCACTTTTAGGATCTATGAATAATTTTTGATAATCATCTAAAATAAAATGAAGCTTAAATCCTACTATCATTTTAGATATAAAAGTATCATTCATTGAATAAATAATACTTTTATATAATTTTTCAGGTTTAAAATTATTTAGATTATCAACTATCCATTTAACTCTAATATCTATTTCTTTCTCTGTTATAAATTCACTGAATGTATCCATAAATATATTTTTTAAAAACTTTGTCCAAATACTGATAATGGTTGACATTGTATTTTTTTAAACTAAAAAATAATAAAAAAATCAGTTTATATACTTTTATAATTCATTAAAATATTGCATTAATTATCAAAATATTGTATTTAATATTCTAAATTTTATAAATCATTAGATTGAATTTTTTTTAAAGAATTGAAAAAATCAAGAAAAGTTTATAATAAAAATGAATTCTCAATCAAGTAAGTTTATTAATGATCTACACATGTTGGCGAGTAACCCTGATACTTATCCTATTATTGTTGAAATTGCAACACAGGGTGTTGGAAAACAAACATTGAATGATCAATATGTTTCAAATATTGCTCAACAACTGTCAAGATTTATTCCGGATGTTCAACCTATACAAAGTACTACCATTCCTAATCAAGGAATTCCTGGTATGTCATCTATGATACCCGGATCAAATCTTGGTGCACCAACAATTACTGCTGCTGTTTCTAACCATTCTGGTAGTGCTACTGGGGGTGGACCAAAGATGGTTGGAGATGCAGAATTTATGACAATGGTTCAAAGTGGTCAGAAAATTTGTTCAGCTTATATAAAATCTGGTACAAGAAAGGACACTCGTTGTGTTGCAACTATTAAAGATGAACTTTTTAATTCTTCTGTAGGAATGGATCAACAAGTTTGTTCTAAACATAATGGTTTAAAGAAGGGTAAGGGTAAGGCTTCTGCTGGGAATAAACAAATTGATGGTATGTATGCTCAATTTTCACCACAAGCTATAAATGCACCACTTAGTCAAATTCCTGGTATGGGACAAAATCCAGGTGAAATCCCTGGTTTAGGGCAGAATCAGCAAATGGCACCTTCATCAAATGCACCTCATTTAAATCAGGGATATCCTATTCAGATTCCTGGTATGGGTCAAGCTCCTGGAATTCAAACCCCCATTGGCACCATTCAACCTACTATCCCCAGTATGAATCAGCCTATTCAGCCTACTATTCCTAGTATGAATCAGCCTATTCAGCCTACTATTCCTAGTATTAATCAGCCTACTATTCCTAGTATGTCCCAGCCTATTCAACCCACCGTAAATCAACCTACTATTCCTAGTATGTCCCAGCCTATTCAACCCACCATAAATCAGCCTATTCAACCTACTATCCCCAGTATGTCCCAGCCTATTCAACCTATTCAATCTACTACCCCCAGTATGAATCAGCCTATTCATCCTAGTATGTTACAACCTACTACTATTCCTAGTATAAATCAAATTACTCCTGTTGATACACAACCATTTAATATGCATCAAATGGGTCCACCACAAAATAATGATCAACTTGGATTGAATGATGATTCATCTAATCCTTTTGTAATTCAATCAAGTGAAAATGAATCATTATTAAAGCCTGATGTTGAAATTACATCAAGTCAAAATTTTAATGTAACACCAGTAATTTTACAAACTACTGGATCGAATGATTTTTTTGTAAGGAAACATAATGATACAGAATATTATTTCTCTTCTGATAAAAATGCATCAGGTTTAGTTTTTAGTAATGATGATGATTCTGGTAAGAAATGTGTTGGTATAATTAATACTGTTATTAATAATTCTGGTGAACCTTTACCAGATAACTTTTTAAATATTATTAAACTTCAGTTATCTCAGATTAATATTGATTGGTTAAATCTTAATAATATTAAGATCGATTTAGTTAATATCCACACGTCGGAAGAGAACAGTTTAGGTGAATATGATGACAATTAAATATTAAAAAGATATATAGATTAATTAATCTATATTCAATTATAATAATTAATACAATAGGTGTATTAATTCCTTATAATCCTCATTTTGATGTTCAACATGATATAGAGTTGCAACACCTACAAAAGCAAATATTGCGACTGTAGTAGAAATAAATCCAAAATAAACTCTTTTACTTGATGAATTTCTTTCAATTGAATCTTTATTCATCAATAATATCCATGTGGATATAAACATATATAAAAAGAACAAATATGGCATATGTGGATTCATTATTTTATTAAAAAAATAATTTTAATTTTTTGGTAATAAAACTTTTATGATGTCTAACACTAAACAAAAAAACACAATTTCATCAATCTTGGGCTCTAATTCTAGATCTTCATCGCCATCTCTCAATAATAGTATGGGTACTCGTGAGTTATTTGCAAGTAATACATCTAGATCATCTTCCCCATCTCTCAATAATAGTATGGATACTCGTGAGTTATTTGCAAGCAATACATCCAGTAATAAATCACCAAATACAAATACACCTACAAATTTTAAAGTTTCTAAGCAATTGTTTACACCACCTGGTGCACCCGTTAAGGCAAAAAATTCAATTGAAACCCCCGGAAGTTACAATAGTTTTAAGCAAAAGCTTTTTAGTGATAATTCTAATTCTTTAACAAATTCACAAAAATCCCCCAAACATTTACAAACTTCAATGTTGGTTCCTGGTCAAAGTATTAAACCTGAACAAAAATATTCACATGAATCACCCAAAAGTAGACTTGATGAACTTAAGAATTCAACTTCTTCTATGAAGGGACCTCAATATAAGACAAATCATTTACTTCCTACTAATTTACCACAAGCAACCGAAAAGCATAAGACTGAATTATCTTTTACTAAACCTTTAAATTCTGATAGTTCATCTGATAACTCTACTGGTTCTTTGGTTAAGAAAATGGAACAATTAAGTATTTCTATGAAGAAGAACTCTGATAGCTCTTCTTCTGATAGATCTAGATCTAGCTCCAGATCTCACCCTAGAACTAGATCTCAGTCTCAACCTGCTTCTAAATCACGTAATTTAAATGATGAGATTAGGAATAAATTTGTTAGCAGATTAAGTAATCATTTTAGTCCAATGCGTGGAAATCCTCCAAACTCATTACAATTTATTTCACACGAGAAGTATATTGATATTTCAATTGTTAATTTTGAGACTGGTAATTTACTTCAAATTACTCCAACAATGCAAAATACAGTTATGCCATTTTTATTTGATTGTGAAGGTTGTAAAAATGTTAATAGCTCTGAAGAATTTAAATCTCTTAGTTCAAAGGAACAAGTTGATATTATTATGTTATATTCTGGATTTAAAATCAACAAAATGACTTATGATGATGTTAGAAATTTTGAAGAGAAAATGTATGACATTTTTGGTGTTGAAAGACCCAATCGTGAAATTAACATGTCAATTTTAGATTCTAAATCACGTTCTCAATCTCTTACACCACAAGTTCATAAGGTTCAACATAATCATTATAGACGTGATGCTAAACACACCGAAAGTTTATCTTTAAAACTTGATAGATTTGCTAAACAAAAGGCTGATGATGAGAAAAAGTTTCAGAGAAATACTCAAAGTGATTTTAAGCCTAAAGTTATAACCGATTTTCAGCGTGATCAATTTGCTAGAAATTTAGAGAGAAATAAGTCTACATTTTCTGATTCTCTTTCTCTTTCAAAGTCTTCAAATGGTTCTATGTCATCTACACTTTCTATGTCATCTATGTCACCAACTTTTTCCGTTAAGTCCCAAAGTATGTCAAATGAGAAGGAATTTAGTTTCATTGATTCACTTTCTACTAAGAAGGGAACATTTTCTGATCCCAGTTTGTCAAATTCTAACAAGAAATTATCTTTAAAATCTGCCATTGAAAAGACTAAACTTGATGCTATGATGGAGGATTCTAACGATAAAGTTAGTCTTTCTGATAAAATTAAGGAGATGAAGGAAAGAAGAAAATTAGAAAATGTCGATAACGTTGATGATGTCACTGAACGTATGGGTGGACTTTCACTTAACGATAGAATTAGTTCCATGAAGGAAAAGAGAAACAAATCTAGAGCAACTGACGATATGGATGACCTTATTGTAAGCATGGAAAAACTTAGATTATCATCTAAGAAGAATTCTAAAAATAAAACTAGAAATATTTTTGATAAGTATAAGATTACATTTGTCAAATTATTCACTGATAAGAAATCTGATGTTGTTTACATGCATGGTATTACTTCTAATGGTGGACATGTTGTTGTTGAAGAACATAACAGTGATATGCATTCACATGTAGATAGTACACATACTATTACAAAGCATGAAGGTGAGGAACTTGATTTAAGCAAAAATATTATTGATGCTGAATGTGCTGAACTTGGAACTTGTGGATTATTTACTCATCATGGTGATGAAATTGTTGTTTCTAAGATGAATGCTGGTGAGCTCAGTAAGACTCAATATTTAATTTCTACACATAGAACTATGCATTCTGTCCTTGAGCATAATGGTGTAATTCAAATTCCTATTGTTGAAATGCATGATCTTGAGAGTGAGGATGGTGAAAGTATTCTTGCAATTGCTGAGGCTAATTTTGTTGGTTATAACAATGATGCGCTTGTTACTTCTTCTAAGACACTTATTTTATCTGCTAATTATGCCAACGATTTTAAGGAATCCGTCTATAAATTTTACAATAATACTTTAGTTGCAAATGATAATTTTAAAGCTATGTTAAAGATTCTTGATGCAAACATTCTTGTTTATACCAAGAATGGTAACGATGAGATGCTTGAAAGTACTAAGGAAGCTAGATGCACTCTTTTTGATGATATTCGTACATTTATTACTGATTGTAACGAAGTTGAAAGGATGGTTGAACATTCTGTTAAAGCTACAAGTTCTATTAATGATAAATTCTCTGAAATGAATGACTCACTTAAGAAGTATTCTGGTCGTTAAATAAATAAACTTATACATACATAAACTTATACATACATAAATAAACAAATTTGTTTATTTTCTTTCTTTCTTTAAACCTTAACATTCCAATAAGCAACAGCATCATATCTGTTTATTAAATTGTGGAGATTTTTATTTTGACCATAATATGAATATTTAATAGAATTATGTATCAATGCTGTAATTAACAACCACATATTTTTAATTTTCTTATCATCAACATGAATTTTACCATCGGGATTATCACCATATGCGTACTGAATAATTGGGATATATTCATTATCAGGAATAATCAATGAAAGATTTTCACTTAGAATGGACCCATCACGGTTTTTAATTTTATCCCAAACAGGTATAGATTTTTGAAGAAAATCAACTAAAATTTCTTCATATTTTTCATTCTTAAATTCATCAAAAACAAGTAATGCAATATCTAGTAGACCTGGTATATTTTTGTATTTTTTACCAATTTCACCGGGTTTTCTAGATAAATCTTTACATATATCATTTGTTAACATAATAATTTTCCTTGTATTAGTACTGAATTTATTTAAATTTTCTATTGCTAATTTAATATCGCAGGATGCCATTTTATTAAATGAAAAAAATATTTTTTTTCATTTTGGACAATTAGAAATAATTGGAATTCCATTAAAATATGTTCTTTCATAGTTATTATATTTGTTATTTTTAAAATTATTAAAACATCCACGCCAATATATATCACCTATTTGATATGCTGGACAATTAATATAATTATTTTCATAAGTACAAAGAGAATTTTTAGACCATGTATTTATATGTGAACCAGGTGATTCAGTTACAACTTCACCATTTTGATTTGTATATGTATAATTACATATATTATCTACAGTTAATGGTGAACATATTTTAAGTGAACTATTTTCATCAAATAAAGTTTTATCTGACATATTAACTTCAACAACTTTATTATCAATTACCGTTTTACATAAATAATCATTATAACATTGTGGTCTAGGATAAGTTGTGATACTATTATATTTATATTCTAATGATACAGAATATAACAATAATATAAATGTAATTATTAATAATATCCACATAAATGTAAATTGAAGTAACATTTTATTACATTTTAAAATAAAAAATGAAAATTTCTATAGTGACATGTTACAAAAAAAATGGATTTAGCAACTTTAACAAATGATGATAATTTTAGACAATTTAATAATCATAATAAGTTAATATACTTAACACCATGGATTATCTGTGTAATTATATTATTTTTAATTTTAAAACATTAGATATATATACATCTGTATATATTTAGATATTTTCCTTCATTTTTAATAAAACCTGTCTTACTGATTCTTTAATTGGTAATACACTTGGATATAATGTTTCTAATTTAGTAGTGTTAAGATGATTATTTGAGCGACCAGATGCTAATATTTTACTTTGTTCATCTAAAGTAAAATTTTTCCATGTAAAATCAGGGTTGACAATTTCTTTGTACATTTCTAAAATTTCATTATGAGAAATAGTTCCAGGGTTGGTAAAATTAATAGTTCCCATATGTTTGTTCTTTGCTAAATCAATCATAACCGGAAGTAATTCTGGAAGAACAGTCATAGAATTAGGAATGGAACAAACCTTGTCGTAAGTTGCAATTTTAGTAATAAAATTTCGATGGTGAACTTCATCGGTAATTGGCATTCTAATACGAACATTTAGACAACATTCATTAAATGGATATTGATGAAACAAACGATCTGTAAATCCCTTGACTGTACTGTATCCACTTCCAAAAAAGTTAGGTTCAGCATCTTCATCAAACATTGGAGTATCACTATAATCCTCAAAAATACAACCTGTACTCATTTGAGTAAAATGAATATTATGTTTATAACATAATAATGCTAAAGTAATGGGTGAATATAGATTATCTCTAACATTTTCTTTAAGTTTACCTGGCTGCTCTAAATAATCAATTGTTGTAAAACCTTCACCATGTGTTCTACCTATTAAAGAAAAAATATGTGTAAATGTTCCAGATTTGATTTCATTTTCGACATCTTTACTGTTATCAGCTCTACTCGTTGCTGCTGTGTATTTAATCTTTTCTTTATCAAGAAGATTTTTAACTTTATTACCTATCCATCCATTTGATCCAAAAATAAGAATGTTCATTTTTATATATGATATATTTTATTTTTTTAAAAAAATGAAAATATATACTTAATTAAACATAAAAAAATGTCTATGGAAACTATGGATAAAATTAAACCTGAAATTAAACCTGAAATTGAGGATTTTGAAAAATATTATTATGACAAACATTATTGTAGTTATTTAGATTGTACTTCTGATTATAATGAGGATTATGGTGATTATCAAGAAGAAATAAATATTTTAAAGGAAAAATCATGTTCTACATATAAAATGATGTTTTTGAATAAAAAATACTTATCAATTAATTCAAAAATTAATCATACCTTACTTGAAGCTAAAAATGATTTTGTGAAAGAATTAGATGAATTTGATTCTAATTATGTTAAATACTTGGAAGAAATATTAAAAACTAAACAAGACGAGTTAAAGACATTTAGAAAAATTGCTGAATTAACAGATAAAATAAATGAAATAGATAAAGAGATTTTTAGCTGTACAGAAAGTAAAAAAAATTTTTATTGAAAAATTTCACTGTAATAAATTTAAAATGTTAAATTTATTAATTAAAATTACTGCTATATATTTTATGTATTTTTTAATCAATAAAAAATATCCATATAATATTGATTATTTTTTAGCACATATATTATTTTTATTATGTATTATAATATTGTTTATATTATTATTTTTTGAAAATAAAAAAATAAAGTTGACACTTTATATTTTTAGTTTTATTTGTAGTTTTTGTATTAATTTGATATTTACATGTGATATATTTATGTTTATATTTATATTTTTTGATTTTATTTTAATGTTTAATAATATATATAAACCTAAATTATTAACAATTGATGATTATTATCAAAGACAAAGACAAAGACAAAGACAAAGACAAAGACAAAGACAAAGACAAAGACAAAGACAAAGAATATTAATTAATAATACAGATACAGATGAAGATATATTAGTAATAGATTCAGATTCAGATGATAATGTAGCATTTGAGATTGATGAATATTAAATATATAAAATGAAAAATATAACATAAATATGTTAAAAAATGTTTGACAATATATCACTAGTTTTTAAGTTAGCTTTTGTGACACCTTTAATATTTGGTATCATAACAACATTTATTTCAACATATATTACAAAAAAATATAATTCTTATTATTTACAGGATATTTTTATAAAAATATTTATTTTTTTACTTGTATTTTTTCCTTTGATATTTTGTATATTTATACTGTTATTTTTTACTGTATTTAATATATACATTGTTTTTGATGATATTAATTTATTGATAATATTTCCTATACATATTATTGTTATGTTTATAATAATGTTAACATCAACGGGACATTTTTTAAACAAAAATGTTATACATTTTATTTTAAAATATACTTATTTTGTTATACTTATATTTTATACATTACTTTTATTATATTTAACAATTGAAACTTGTGAATTTATTAAAGTAAATTCACAAGTATCACAAAATTCACAAGTATCACAAAATTCACAAGTATCACAAAATTCACAAGTATCACAAGATGTTTTTTGTTATTATTCAAATGATGATAAGTATTTATCATTTTCATCAAGTAATAGTAACATGACTTGTGATGATGTTATTGTAAGTTTTATAGTAATAATGACTATATTTGGTAATTTGTTTTCTAATTTAATGGTATTTTTTCTTACAATTTCTATAATTTATCAACCTATAAACTATATAATAAATGACTATAATTTACCGATATATGATAATATAATAAGAAATGGAAATGATGCTGATAATATAATAAGAAATGGAAATGATGCTGATAATATAATAAGAAATGGAAATGATGCAGCAATTGAAGCTGATTAAAATAACTGAAAGTTTTAGTAAAATTTTACTAAAAAAATAAAATGTTTATATATTTAATATTTATACAATTTATATTGTTTTGTAAAGCACAAGATAAAGAGTGTGAAACAACATTTACGTCTAGATATACAACATTTTCAATTTTCTTACCTGTTTTATTTGGATTTATAGGATCATTTGCTTTAACATTTATTAATCGTGGATATAACGATGAAAATCTCAACATAATTTTAAACAAATTTAATACTATATCAGTTGCAATTGTTAATGTTATAATTTTAGTATTTAATTTAATAGATTTTAATTATGATATATATTTTTATCAACATGATAAACTGTCAATAAATTTTAAAATGTTAATAATTCCAATATTTACAAGTATATTAATATTACCTTTATATAATCGTATATTATTAAAGATGGATGAATCTAATTTGAAAATTTGGTTATGTAGATTGTATTTTGTTTTACAAATAATGTTGATATCATTTTTAATTTATGTAACAATAGGATCAAGTGAATTTATACAAAATATTACACCATCTGACTATACTAATTTAAATAATACGGGAATACCTAATAATGATAAAAATGCATTTTGTTGGTATTTAAAGAAATACGAACATAATTGTAATGATATTCATTATCATGATGATAATATAGACAATCATTATTATAATTATATTTCATTTTCAAATGATAATTTTTATTTTAATCAAAGTAAAACTAATCTAAATACACCTTCAATAACATGTAACATTGATATTGTTAAACATTTTAGTGATAAAATGGTTACATTTGATGTATTATTATCAGTTTTATCATTATTTTCGACATTATTATTAATGTTTAATAATATGTTTTCATATTTTTTTGATTTATGGGATATACAGGTTGAAAAAAATGAAAGAATAAAATTTGAAAGTCGTACCCGTGCCAGAACTATCACTATGAATAATAATAGGATGAATATTATTAAAGATTCATTAGATTTAATAAGAAATGAAAATATATTAAAGGAACTTAAACATACAAAAAGTATAGATGATTATGATTATTATGAATATAAAAAGATGATAAAGAAATATGAGATAAAGAAATTAATAAAATCAAATAAAATATATGATTTTGATAATGATACTGTTGAAGATGTAGATTTAGAAAAGAATAATTTAAATATGACATATCCATTTAGTTTAGATATATCTAATTAAATCTTTTCTATAACTTTAAAGATTTTATTATAATCATGTCTAAATTAAATCTTTTCTATAACTTTAAAGATTTTATTATAATCATGTCTAAATTAAATCTTTTCTATAACTTTAAAGATTTTATTATAATCATGTCTTATCATTTTAACATTCAATAATGTAACTTCACCATAAATTTCATATAAAATTTTTTTGATTATATTTTTATTGTAAGAACCATGTTTTATTATCGTAACATATATTAATTTATACCTATTATTATGTATGATAAATTTATATGATATAATTTGATTATTTATTTGTTTATTTATTTTTGTTATTATATTATCTAAATTTATTAAATCAACAATGTTACCAAGATGTAAATCATTTTTTACATTTATATTTTTAATGTAACAATTATCTTTATATTTACAATCTATCATCATATAATTTTCATTATAAAAATCTTTAAAAGCTACAACAGTATCATTTTTATTAAAATCTCTACGGATATCATCGAAATCGATAATATTATATTTATAATTAATTATAGATTTATCAAATACAGTATTAATAAATTTAAGACTACACATTTCAGTAAACTCATTTTTAATATTGATAATTAAAGGTTGATGTTCCAATTTTAAATTATTAAATACTATTATTTCACATACACGTTGTAAAATAAAAGGTGAAACTGTAAATACTCTGGTTTTATGTTTATTTATTGTATCCAATAATAAAATTACATCATTAATATTATTGTTTGTGAAATTAACTATTTTATAATTATTTTTCTTTTCTTTAACTATTTTATACTCATCTTTATTTCTATCTTTATCTCTATTTTTATTTTTATTTTTATTACTGTTAAAATTTACAATTTTATAATCATCTCTATTTTTATTACTTTTCATATTTTTGAAACATTTGAATAGATTGAATATATTAAATTTATTAGGTTTTTTAATTTTAATTTGTTTACATTTAACTACTTCACCGATAGTCATTGATGGATTATTATCAAGTGTCATATTTATAGTTTTCACACTTTTTACATCATGTTTATTTATTTTTGAAAAGAAAAGGTTTATATTATTGATATTATCAACTAACATTTTATATAAAAATAAAATGAAAATTATATAAAGAAATTTGATAAAAATGAGTTTATCAGAATTATTAAGAACTACTACTATCGTTGTAAATAGAGATGATTTACATATTTCATCTGAAGACGAAAATACTACCATCATATATGTTTTAAAGTGTGGTGATGTAATTAATCCTATGTATTATGTAGGAGAGACTAATGATATTAGAAAGATGATTTTTAACCCCAAAGTTAGATCTAAGTGGACTGATTTATATAAACCTCTAAATATTGTGAAGATTTACAACAAGACAAGTATTGAAAATATAAGTAAGACAAGTGTTGTTTTACATTGTATGAAGTTATATGGTTCGAATAAAGTTCGTGGTGGTGGATATTGTTCTGTAATTCTTTCAGAGAGTTCAATTCGAAACTTAAATTATTTACTTGATGAGATTGGTACCAATATTTCAATTGAAAATGTAATTAAGTCATACGAGCATTTATTAAAGATTCACAAGCAGATATTTAAGTGTATGAAATATCAATCACTTGATTATGGTCAGATGATTGATAGAGATTTTGTTGAACTGAGTAAGAATGAAGATTTTCTTAAACTTGACACACATATGATGCTAACTAGATCTGTTAAGAAGAGGGCTGTACCTAATGTTAAATTTAATATTGATGACAATATTGGTTGTCGTAAGAAATTTAAAAAATAAATAAATATTGAAAAAAATTATAATTATAATTTTTAAAAAGATGTCTCTTTCTAGTACCAATAATTTGATAGTTTCTTTGGATGACAATCATCATAATAAGGATTTAAATGCTTCAGTTCAGAGTATAAAGCGTATTTCTTCATTTCATAATGTTGATGATGAAGATTATAGATTTACTGAAACTACTCCTGATAATTGGAATCTTTTTGATAATTACGTTGGTCAAGTACCATCTAGATTACTTAATGCACTTAATGGTGAAAGACTAAACTATAGATCTTTCATTAAATATTGTCATCTTCTTTATGATGATGATGACAATAAGTTTATTTTACAAAATCAAAGTAAATTTAGTGCGTATATTAATGATTTACATTATATGTCAATGCAAGAACTTATAGTTTCACTTTTTTATAGTGAGAATGGTAATCTTAAAAGTAATATAAGAATGCTTGCATTTGTTTTGGAATATGCACATTGTAAGTATTTTTCTTATGGTATTGTAGTTGATGCTATTTTAGATCATCTTCTTGTTATAGATACATATTCGAGGATTAGTAGAAAGCATATTGGTCTTATTAATTTTATTTATGTTGAATCAAAATATTTTACTTGTACTTTAGATGGAGTATTTTTAAATCAATATATTAGGGATCATATTTTCTTATACAATGCGTTTAAGAAGAAGCCTAATGTTAGAACAAAATTTGATTTAAATTTATTAGAAGAGAGTGATATTTATATTGATAAGGATAATTTTTTATATGAAGAACAACACAATGAATTTCCACCATATTCTGGTGTATCAATTGAAAATGAAAAATGTAATTATTTACATGAAGAAATTATTAAAATAAATGATGTTGATCATGTTTCTGATCACGTCGATACCCCTTCTGATGATGTTGATCATGTTTCTGATCACGTCGATACCCCTTCTGATGATGTTGATCATGTTTCTGATCATGTCGATACTCCCACTTCTAATGATGTTGATCATGTTTCTGATCACGTCGATACCCCTTCTGATGATGTTGATCATGTTTCTGATCACGTCGATACCCCTTCTAATTCTGGTATTTTTGGTAGAGCAGCTGGATATTTTTGGCGTTCTTAATAAATTTTATGATTAAATACTCAATTGAGTATTTAATAAATTGTCACAAAGTAAATTATCTGTATAAATCTAGTTTAGCTTTATTTTCTTCAGCTTTTGTTAGTTTTTTGTTATTTACTGATCCAACAATATTGAATATTTTAGATGATTCAAATGTTGGTGTTTTAGAGATATGAAATGGTAAATTATGTTGTTGTGGTTGAATTCCAAATGGTTGAGTAGATGTTTGTTGTTGTGGTGTAAATGGTTGTTGTGGTTGAATTCCAAATGGTTGAGTAGATGTTTGTTGTTGTGGTGTAAATGGTTGTTGTGGTTGAATTCCAAATGGTTGAGTAGATGTTTGTTGTTGTGGTGTAAATGGTTGTTGTTTTGGTGTAAATGGTTGAGTAGATGTTTGTTGTTGTGGTGTAAATGGTTGTTGTGGTTGAATTCCAAATGGTTTAGGTGCTTCTATGGATAATGAATTGAATGATTCTAATAAAGAACTATCTTCATTCTTAGGGTTTTCAAATAATAATTGTTGTGAAGATTTTTGTGTATTTTTATTGCTTTGATTTTTAAGTTGATTCTTTAAATCAAGTATTTGTTGTTTTAATTCATCTACTTCACTTACTTCACTTAATTTACTAACGTTGTCATTATCACCATCATCATTTTCTCCATCATTTTCTCCATCATTTTCTCCATCATTTTCTCCATCATTTTCTCCATCATTTTCTCCATCATTTTCTCCATCATCACTTTTATTATCATCCATAGTTCCATCGTGTAATCCAATTTTTTCACCATTTTCATCTGCATCATATACAAGTTTATCATCATCATATAAACTTCCAGATTTTAACTTATAACCATTAACATATACATCATCACAATTTGTTACTATTTCATCTGTGTTCATCTTCATATTACTTGACATAATAATTTCAGACCCACTATTTATACCAGCCTTTTTATATGCATCATCAACAAATGAGTTTACATTTCTAGACATTAAATCTTTTATTATTTTATCAGATGTATTAGTTTTATCTATTTTAGTAATTCCAAGTTCAACAAGAGTATTCTCAATATTTTCATCATAGATATTTTTGAATATTACACTTTTCTCACCAGGATAACCAGTCATTTCTCTAATTGGCCAGTTTCTTGCAGCATTAAATGAACCAGCAATAAGCTCATTTGATTTCTCAATTTTTTCAATCTTTTTACCTTCAACTTGTAGATCGATATGTGCAGTAATATTTTCCCCACTACCTAAATAATAACGATGTATATATCTCCATACATTTACATCATATTTTTGACCAATTCTATGCGCTCTTTTAATTGCTTGAAACTCATTTTGAGGGTTGTAATCATTACTAGCTATAATAATATTACTAAAGTGTTGCATATTAAGACCTTCTGCACTTGATTGCATTGTAGCAATTATCATACATTTTTGACCAGCTTCTATTGAACGTTTAGAATCAAATAATATAAACTCTCTATCTTTTATGTCTACATCACCATCAATCTCATAATATTTATATCCAAGTGAATGACCCATACCATTTTCTTCACCTTTAAACCATACTGATTCTTTGATAGAATCTCTTTCATCTTTAAAATGAACAAATATTAGTACACTTTGATTTTCTGGTTGTAATGATAACTCAACAATTTTATTCGTAATCATATTTATTTTAGATTTTGTACCATACCATAAAGGTAAATTATTATTAAACCTCCTATTTTGATTTTTAATGAACATATTAATATCGGATGACAAATATCTCAATAAATTAGTACGAACAAGAGGATTATCTTCATATGCAACTCTACTATAAGGGTTATTAGCACCTCCAGGTATCGTGATTCCCATGATCGAACCCGCAGCCATCTTATATACATCAGCTTCAGATTGAGTTTCGTATATAACATCAATATCATGTTCAATTGGATCATTTTTGGGGAATCCAATACTATCTCTTAGAATTGGATTTAAATCATACTCAGTACGCCTAAACATATAAATAGAAAGAAATTCTTTTATTACAGTTAAAGATATCTTTGGTGGAAACTGTAAACCTAACATCGTTAGAATAGATACAACATCTGAATATCTGTTGCTAACTGGCGTACCAGATAAACCGATCTTAATAGAATGTTGAGGGTTCATCTGTAATCTCATCAATCTGTGATACATAAGCATCTTCTTACCAGATGTTGAATCAAGTTTAGTATTTACACCATTTCTAATT